GAGTAGTGTTTTGCAGTAGTATTTTCCTAATAGTACCCTCTGTTACACCAATTTTTAATGAAAAATTTGTTGGTGTAATTCCGTAATAATCAATGACTTTCTTTAATCTTTCATTCATAAATCGAAAAACTTTGCGAATTTATGTTGTAATATCGTAAAACTTTACTAATTTACGGCCTTGTTCAATGTATGAACAAGCCCCCAAAAGTACGCAAAAAATTCAAACAGGTTACAATGATGAACAAAGAAGCAAAACAACCGAAAAGAGTGTGGGCTCCGGTAGGTACAGGTGTGATGCTCGCACGCAGATTCCAAGTCAGTCCGGAATGGGTGAGCAAAGCCCTCAACGGAAGAACCAACAGCACGACCGCACGCAACATCCGCGCCGTGGCTGTAAGAGAATACAACGGTACACCAATCTACTAACAAACTACAATGGCAATCTATTACAACAATATATTGTGCGTGAGCAGCAAGGAACTTGCCGACGGCATCGTTACCTACGGCAACCTTAACAAGATGATCTATCGGAATAAGGTTGAGGTGGTGAAGCGCGGTGGAGGTGAGGACAACCCTTCGCTGATTCGTTGGGAGAGTATGCCGGAACGTCTCCGTTCAGCATACATTGAGAAGTATGGCGACCCGCACAAGACGGAACCGTATGCGGCATTCACGCGTCTCATTGATGAGGACTATGATGCACAACGTTTCTTCGCAGAATACGAGCTGCCCAATGGGAACCACCTCACTACAGAAACGCAGGACAAGTATGTCGCCAACTGCAAGGTGCTGAACGCGATTCTCAAGTGCGTGAACTGGAAGCGTCCGTTCATCAAGGCGCTCGGTGGAAACGTGAGCGTGAACGAATACATATCACAGGCGGTCAACCATATCAAGAACGATGCCCGCTACGCGCACACGCTTCCGGGCAATGCACGACGGCTGATGGATGTGGTCAACCGGTACAAGCAGGAAGGTTATTCCGTTGTGGTGAGCAAGTGCCACCAGAACAACAACGCCGCCAAGGTGAAGGACAACGAGCAGGAGTCAACGCTGAGATCGTTGCTCGGAAACTACCGCAACCTTGACAACGAACAGATCTGCGGCCTTTACAATATGATGGCCAAGCAAATGGGATGGAAGACAATCAGCGTGTCAACCGTCGCCGCCAAGCGCGAACAGTGGAACCTGTTTATTTACGGCGGAAACGCCGGTGAAACGGCATTCTACAACGCCAAGCAGATGCTTGTGAAACGTTCCGCACCATCCGCACCGATGCTCTACTGGACGGCTGACGGCTGGGACGTTGAACTTCTTTACCAGAAGACGACCGTTGACAAGAACGGACACCAGGTGACGACCTACCACAACCGCCTGACCGTGGTAGTGGTGCTTGACGCATTCAACAAGTACCCCATCGGCTTCGCCATCGGCGACCAGGAATGCGGCGACCTGATTCGTTCCGCCTTCCGCAACGCCATCCGCCATACGGAAGAGCTGTTCGGCTCGATGTTCCAGCCCGCACAGGTGCAGACCGACCACTACGGGCGCGGATCGCTGACTTCGTTCTACCAGTCACTCACCAGTCACTACACCCCTGCACGCATCAAGAACGCAAAGAGCAAGGTGGTGGAGCCCTATTTCAAGATGCTCAACCACGACTACTGCCAGCTTGAAATGCGGAACTGGGCAGGCTACGGTGTCAAGAGCGACATCCAGCCCAATGCCGATATGCTGAACAAGATCAAGAAGGACTTTCCGGACAGGGACGGCTGCATCCGCCAGATAGAGTACATCATCCACTGCGAGCGTCAGAAGAAGTCAGCCGACTATGTGTCGGGCTTCCACGCGCTTGAAGAAAGCAAGAAGCACGCACTTTCAGAAGCCGACTATCTTTACAGTCTTTGCGATTCCACCTCCAAGACCATTCGTTTGCAGCCGATGGGCATCTGCCCCACCATCGGTGGCGTGAAACACACATACGACTGCTTCGACGTGGCGTTCAGAACCTACAACTACCTTGACTGGACGGTCAAGTACGATCCGGACAACCTTGATAAGATACTGGTATGCGGCGACAACGACCGCGTGCGCTTCGTGTGCGAGGAGAAATACGTTCAGCCGATGGCACTTGCCGACAGAACGGATGGGGATGCGGCACAGCTCAAACGCATCAACGACCACAATGCGCAACTCCGCAATATGGTGCTCGCTCAGACCGAACACGATTTCACTACTGTTCAGTCGCTGATGGCCGAGGTGGGCAAGGACGAGACGATGCTTCAGAAGGTGCTGCTCACCGACAGCAGAGGACAGCACAAGAACAACCGCAATGCGGCCCGCCTCGGTGCGAAAACGGCCAAGGCGATAGAGTTGAGAATGGCGGAGGATGAGGTTGCAGCTGCTGCGATGACCACAAGCGCCTATCTCAACAGCCGTGTGAACATTGATGAATACATTTAATAATTGAAAATTGATAATTGAAAATTGAAAATGATGAAACAGGAACAGAAACAACAGATCATTGATGCGGCAAGACAGTATGCCGCAGAGCACAATCTCAGTCAGAACGACGTGGCCAAGCGCACCGGTATCAGCGCGAAGTACATCAGCGACCTTTGGAACGGAAAGACGTTCAGCGTGGTGAACGCCGCCACCGGAAAGACGGTGGAAATCTCCGACAAGTATTACACCAAGCTTGCCGATTTCTGCGGTATCAGCGTCAAGAAAGAGTACTGGAAGACGGTGGTGACACCTCAGATGCAGCGTATGCTGCTCTCGTTGGAGATTGCCAAGGAGAACGGCGAAACCAACATCATCATCGGGGAGACCGGATGCGGCAAGAGCTACGTGTGCGATATGTTCCGCCGCAAGCATCCGGCTGACACGTGGATCGTGACCGTCAGCCAGACCGACAACATCGGCGACATCATCGAGAAGATGATTTCCGCACTCAAGATCAGCGTGACCGCCAAGACCAAGAGCGGAAAGCTGAACGAGGTCATCCGCTACCTGGCAGCCCGCCGCGCTGACGGAATGCTTCCCATACTCATCTTCGACGAAAGCGAGTATATGAAGCAGCCGGCTCTCTGCGCGATGAAGTCACTGTACGACAATCTCCACAAGGTATGTGCCATCGTGCTGGTTGGAACCGAGCAGCTGCTGGTTCACCTGGAGCAGATGAAGCGCCGCAACAACGACGGCATCCCGCAGTTCTACCGCCGCGTGAAGTTCGGCATCCGCCGCTTGGACCCCATCGACCATCGTTTCCCGGGCTTCCTCGATGACATTGAGGACCGCGAGCTGAAACGCTTCCTGATGGACAACTGCGACAACTACGGCGAACTCCACGACGTGCTGGTTCCCGCTATGCGCGAGGCTGACATCACCGGAGAGGCGCTCACGGTTGACTTCATCAAAATGGTACTTGACATCAGATAGTTGGCAGTTATGAGAAGGGCATTGACAGTACAGAACATTATCAACAAGAACTACAAGACCATCCAGTGGGAAGGCGCGTGGTATGAGGCGTTCGGTATTCCGGAAGCTTCGGGCGTGTGGTTCATCTGGGGAGGCAGCGGAAACGGAAAGACCCGCTTCGTGATGCAGTTGTGCAAGGAACTATGCAAGACCGGGAAGGTGATGTACGTGTCACTGGAGGAAGGAAGCGGCCTCACGTTCCGCAACGCCATCGCCGAATCGGGAATGGCGGAAGTGGGCAGCCGGCTGACCATCGTTGAACGTGACACCGATGTTGACTTTATGGACTCCATCGTGGCGAGACTGAAAAGGCAGCGCAGCGCCAACGCGGTCATCATTGACAGTTTCCAATACACAGGACTCAGTTTCAGACAGTATATGAGTTTCAAGCAGGCGCTCTCCAACAAGCTCGTCATCTTCACCAGTCAGGCGGACGGAAAGCAGCCGTCGGGCAGGACTGCCAAGAGCGTGATGTTCGATGCGGCGCTGAAGATTTACGTGGAGGGATACCGCGCTTTTTCAAAGGGAAGGTATATCGGCCCGAACGGCGGACTGTACACCATCTGGGAAGAAGGCGCCGACAGATATTGGGGGGAGTTGTAGTTGAGAATTGAAAATTGAGAATTGAGAATTGAAAATTGAAAATTGAAAATGATGAAGGATTTGACATCAAACCAGTTGCGGGCGGTGCAGGCCATACTCGGAAAGATTGCCTCCGACCGTGAGGACCGGCTCGCACTGTTGGGCGAAATGTTCCAGCGCCCGTTCACATCAACCAAGGAACTCACCTTCGACGAGGCGAAACTGATACTCGAGCGTTTCGGCGGTGACGAACTGAAGGCCGTTACCGTGCGCAAGCAGCAGCTGAAGGCCACCATCTACCATCTGAGTATGAGAATCGATTTTCTCAACAAGCCGTTTTCCGAAAGGGACACACCAGCAGACCGGGAAATGAACAAGGCAAAGGTCGATAATTGGCTGCTGACTCACGGAGTGGTGAAAAAGAGGGTTTCCGATATGACCATTACAGACCTCGGAAAAACCATCGGGCAGATGAAATCAATATTGAAAATCAAATAACCATTAAAAACAAAAGATTATGAAAAACAGGGTGATTTATTATCCAAGAATCAAGAGCATCAATTTTTACAACGCAAAGGGCATCGTCACCGGCGGAATGATCGGATCAATTGCTAAAAGCAAGTTCTGGCGGCTCGTGAAAGCTGGAACATTTCCGAGAATCAGTCTCTCCAAGAAAGTGAAGGTGGTGTGCTAATAATTGAAAATTGAGAATTGAAAATTGAGAATTTAGAATTGAAAAACCTTTTAATAACCTTTTAAAAACCATTTAAAATGACAAAGACAAGAGAAAAGAAGACCGTTTACAGAGGCGTAACCAATGAGGAAATGGAACAGGCTTTCGCAGAATACGCCAAGGCCGATGCCAGACAACAGAAAATCACAGCCGATATGGATGTGGCAATGACCAAGATTCGTGAGAAATGGCAGGACGAACTCGCAAAGTTGCAGGAGGCCAAGGACAATGCCTTCGACGTGATGCAGGCGTATGCCGTGGAAAACAAGGTTGAACTGTTCAGCAAGAAGAAAAGTCTGGACACCGTTCACGGCACGATGGGATTCCGCACCGGAACACCGAAACTGAAAACGCTAAAGGGCTTCACCTGGGCAAGTGTCACCAACCTGCTCAATGAGTTTCTGCCAAGCTACGTGCGCACCGTTGTGGAACCTGCCAAGGACAAACTGCTCGCCGACCGCGACGATGAAGAGGTGCAGGCAATGCTTCCGAAAGTC